AAACACTCTGCAAGTCATCATTAAGGAGAAAAGATGACTTACTACTCGACAAAAACATATGGACACAACATAGGATTAGCCTGTGTGTTCAGACAACCTAACGCAGATCACTCGCACTGTCACCTATTACACGGTTACAGTCTTGCATTCAAATTTACTTTTGGCTGTAAAGAGCTTGATAACAAAAACTGGGCAGTGGATTTTGGAGGCTTGAAACCTCTTAAGGCATGGCTAGAAGACAAGTTCGATCATAAACTTGCACTTGACAAAAATGATCCGCAACTTGAAAAATTAATGGATCTCGAGAAACATGATCTTGCTGAAGTGAGAATTTTTGATGGTGTAGGAGCAGAAATGTTTGCCAAACACGCTTTTACTTTTGCTGATCAGTTGATAAAAGAAAAAACAAATGGCAGATGTTTCGTTGAAAGTGTAGAGTGTATGGAACACGGAGCAAACAGTGCCATCTATACAAACCAATAATTTTTTATCAGACAGTTTAATAGTTAAATTAGATACTAAACAATTAAAAATTGATATTTACGACACATCTTTAGGAAAAAGATGGTTGAATGCATTAAAGGATAATCTTGATCAGCAAAGAATACTAGAGAAAAACTTCTGTTGGTTAGGATGGGCCGACTCAAAAAGAGATCTAAGTTATCTTGTGACCGAACTTAATGCTAACATAGACCAAATTAACTCTTTCAAATTTGATCCAATATATCCAAATATAAATTTGTTCAGTAATGACGATTTTCAATATAGTGCAGATTTGCCTATTGGAAAAAATAAACTAGGCAAACATTTAAAACATGAAGCTTGTAACAAGTTACATAGATACTTTGAAGAACTTCAAGGCTCGGCATGGGGATTATCAATTTATTACAAACAGGCCGATTACAAAACCAAATATGCAATAAGGCAACTAAACAATATTTGTCACGAAATAGAAAGTTGGGTAAATGCTGATAGAAAAAAAGCTTGCGAGCCTGACTGGATGCGGCCTTCACAAATTGTAACATTTTTAAATGCTCCTAGGTACAAATTAAAAGATGATGACTATAAATTATTTCAGCAAAATAGATACAACAGAGAGATTGGTGGGGTATATCTACACTGGGCACAAGTTGGCAAAACTTTGTTTGAAGTTTTTAGAGATGAAGATGCTCCTAAAATGACAGATGCGTTGTGTTCCGAAGTAAATCATCAAGTATATTATTCCGGAGAATTTGATATTGAATGGGGACAGTCTATTACAAATAGCCACAACTTTAAAAAATTTGAAATTCAAAAGTTTCAACATTGGTTAAAGGATAATGGATATGATTGGAATGATCCAAAATTGGCATTAGGTTACATCAAAATTGGACAAGTTGACATGGAGTTGGCCTTCCCAGACAAAAGCTTCATAGAAGTTTACAATGTTATGAAAGATAATTTAAATATAGCAAGTATGCAATTAGTTGGATCAAATCAAGCCGAATGTTTTTATCCCTATTCATTAGATAGTAACGATTGGAAACAGATACAAATAGATTACTTAAAGGAAGGTTATGAATCACGTAGTATGCGTTAAGTGGGGCCCAAAATACATTTCACAGTATGTAAATGTTTTGGATAGTATGTTGAAGAGGCATCTAACAGTACCTTATGAGTTTCACTGTATCACAGATGACGTAAGAGGGTTAGACCCAAACATTAAAACTTTGATGTTGCCAAAAGATCCGTGGATAAAAACTTGGTGGAGCAAATTATGGATGTTTGGAGAAAAGTTTCCTTTACAGGGTAACATACTATATTTTGATTTAGACGTCATAATTCACAAGAATATCGATAATTTGTTCACACACGATCCAGGAAAATTTATGATTATACGTGATTTCAATAGATGTAGAGTAAAAGAATGGATGTATTCCAATTCGAGTGTAATGAGATGGGAGGCAGGAAAAATAAATTATCTATACGAAGAATTTGTTGCCAACCATAACAAAATTATGAGCAGACATCATGGAGATCAAGATTGGATTACTCAAAGGGCTAAACAAGACATCAATCATTGGCCTGACGAATGGATCAGATCATACAAATGGGAAATGATAGGATACAAAGACACAAAATTAAGACAAAACAACAAATTTATATTTCGTAGGCCGCCAAAGATTGAAGAAAATAATAGTGTAGCAGTTTTTCACGGTGAGCCAAAACCGTTCAATTGTGGAGATCAATTTGTAATTGATAATTGGAAATAATGAAAAAACAAGACATTGGTTACCAAAAACGTTTTAAGTTTGATATTGATATGAATAGCAACGGCATCAATGGAGATTGTATCGCTTGGTGCGAAGATAATTGTAAACACAGATGGGGTTGGTGGTTTAAACCTGACAAAATAGATTACCAACCAACTAATCATTGGGAGCATCAAAAAGCTTTTATGAGCTTTGAAAACAAAAAAGAAGCTGTCAAATTTTGGTTAGCAGTTGGAATAAAAAATATGGGAGAAAACTAAGATAATTACTAGTATGAAATGGTTTGATATTACAGACGAAGCAAAACTACAAATGAATAAGTTACTGGAAAAACATCCTGGCAAATATGCAGTTAGTTTATCTGTTGCTGGCGGCGGATGTGCAGGATTCAAGTATGAGTGGGGCTTTATAGACAAAAAAGAAGATATAGGAAAAGATGACGAAGTTGTTGATTGGGGCGAAGGTAAATTTGTTGTAGATGAAACATCAATGTTATATGTTGCAGGAACAAAAATTGACTGGAAGGAAGAAGTGTTTGGTGCCCAATTTGAAATTATTAATCCTAATGCTCAGAGTGGATGCGGTTGTGGAGAATCATTCGGAGTTTGATGACAACAGCTTTTGTAATAGGTAACGGTGAATCAAGAACAATTTATCCTATTGAAGAACTTAAAGACAAAGGTACCATTTGGGGGTGCAATGCAATCTATAGAGACTACCCAAAACTTTGTGACCATATAGTAGCTGTTAATCCGCCAATGTATGACGAGTTGGCTCAGTGGCATAACAAAGGAAAAGAGTCCCCGCAAATACATGGAGTAGAGGATATTTCAAAATGGAACTATATTATAGAAGGTGATCAATTACATGACTGCCCAAAAGGTCTCAAGCTTTATAGAATTTGGCGAGGTGGTGATAGTAAAAAAGGAAAAAGTATTAGAACAATTGATTTTAGTAATCATAGAGGATCTGGCGCAAGTGCAGTTCTTCTTGCGGCAGAATCTGGTGTTAAAAATGTTTGCATACTGGCATTTGATATTTTAGGTGCAAGGCAATGGGAATATCTAGGTGCAAGGCGTGGTGAATTAAGCAGAGAGCAAAATAACATTTACAAAAACAGTAACAATTATCCACCAAGGATGAATATGAAAGCATACTTAAAATACGAATGGCTATTTCATCTTAGACAAATTTTTAGAAAACATCCTGATACAAACTTTTATTTTTTCAATCGCAGAGAGTATATAGAATGGAATTATTTTCTCAAGGGCTATTTTGATCAATCAAATATCAAAGTTGGAACTTACGCTGATCTAAAACGTTATGTTGAAGGTGAGGAAAATAAAATAAATTGGTGGAAATTATAAAACTAAAGTTGAACTAGCATCTATTTTGTAGATGTTACGCATATTCACACCCACTTCCTGAGCAAATTTTTTAGTGTCACAATATGAACAAACATGCTTATAATCGTTTGATGCTCTTTGCGGATCAACTTTTGACCTAGGTCTTAAAAAAGTCACACCACAAGCATCACATCTAAAAACATATACAGTATTTTTCCTATGAAACGTGTGATAAATGCCAAGTTTTGACTGGCGTTCGTACAATCGCATGGTCTTGAGTGTTTCTAAAAACATCACTTTTATTTAATAAATATACATATAGATAATATGACACGTTTAATTATAGACACAGGAATTGAAGGAAACACATCAACAGGCGATACTATACGTACTGCAATGGGAAAAATTAATGATAATTTTCTCGAAGTGTACGGGGATTTGGCGGCAAGTGGTCTTGGCGGCCAGTTAACAAATGCAAGCACAAACGGTGATGTGATAATTCAACCCAACGGAACAGGTATCGTGGAAGTAGATCAATTACAGATCACAGATGACGCCATTACTTCTCTGGTCACAAACGGTGATCTTACACTGTCAGGAAACGGCACAGGCAACGTCCACGTCAACGATGGGTCATTAATAGTAGGTGTCAACAATTCAAATGCTGTGATTACAACACTTGGCACAGGTGATCTTACATTAAGCACAAATGGTGGAACAAATTCAGGAACCATAGAAATCAAAGACGGTGCAAATGGAAACATCACAATAGAGAACGATGGCACAGGTGACATCTTGTTGAAAGCAGGTGGACAGGTGGGTATAGGATCAGTAAGTTCGCCTGACACTTCAGTACACGTGAAAACTGCCGCGGCCAAAGTAACACTTCAAAGAACTGGCGACGCAAACACACCTGGTATAAGTTTTCAAAACTCAGGCGGTAATGTGAGAGCGGAACTGATGATGGATGGTACAAGCGGAACGTCAAACACAGTTTTTGTTAAAACACATGATGGCTCTTCACTAGCAGAAAGATTTAGAGTAACACACACAGGGGCCACAGTAACAGGCACATTGGACGTTGACGGTGGCATTAGTGTTACAGACAACAAAATTACGGCATCAAGATCGAATGATAATTTAGTAATTTCTGCATCCGGTACGGGTGAAGTTGAGATGTCGAGTAGTGTTCTAGTAAAAGGAGGCACACCGTTTGTAAAAATTCAAAGAACTGACAACGCTAACGTGCCTGGTATAGATTTTATTGGATCAGCAGGTACATCAGGAGCAAAAATTTTATTTGACGGTACAAGTGGGACTGCTAACGAATTAATTTTCCAGACATTTTCAGTGGCAGGTGGTCTAGCCGAAGCATTTAGAGTACAACAAGGCGGAGCAAGTGTCATAGGTACATTAACAATTGACAGTGGAATCACTATCACAGACAACATAATCGCCACATCGGCATCAAATGCAAATCTACAGATTGATGCTTCTGGAACAGGAGCAATTGAATTGCTAACACAAAAAGTCATAATGGCAAATCTGCCTACAAGCGACCCATCAAACGCAGGTCAATTATTCAATGATTCAGGTACGCTAAAGGTAAGTGCTGGTTAATAGCCGTTAGAACATATCCATAAAACACGCTAAATATTAGTCAATATGGCACAAGATTTTATTTTAGTAGGTGGAACAGAAAATGACGGCACAGGCGATAGTTTAAGAGTTGCAACAGCCAGAATTAACACTAATTTTGACGAACTATATGCACGTCCATCTGTTTTATCAGACATAGAAACAATAGACAACACAATCAAGAGCGCCTCATCAAATGCAGATATAGTGCTAAAACCAGGAGGTACTGGCACTGTTTTGTTTGGCCCTGGTATTACTATAGATGACAACAATATCAAGGCTAATAGATCTAATGACGACATTAGATTTATTCCAAGTGGTGGTGGTAAAACAGTTATAGGATCAGTTGGCTTTAGTGCTGGCACCTCGATTAGTTCTAATGACTCTTCGTCAATAAATTTCAACGAAAATTTAATTTTGGATGGTAACCTTACAGCCTCAGGTGCTGTCACTTTCTCAACAGCTATCACCGCCGCAACAGGATCACAATTTGGTAATCTTGATTTCAGTAATGGACAGATAGGAAATTATTTAGGTGGATCAATAAGTTTTGGAGATGAAAACATAAGCACAACAGGAACCTTATCAGCGGCTACAGGTTCTCAATTTGGCCAGTTAGATCTACTTAATGGAATCATAAATGATTCATCTGGAGCAATTAGTTTTGGCAATGAAAACCTTTCAACTACAGGAACGTTAGGGGCAGGCTCATCTGCTTTGTCATCCTTGTCAGTATCTGGAGCAACAGCTTTAGTTGGAGCAACCACAATTGATAATATTACATTCAACGACAACATTATAAGCACAAGTTCTAATGCTGACTTGCGTTTGGAACCAGGTGGCACAGGTTCAGTTGTAATATCAAATCTTACTTTAGATGAAAACATCAATATCACAGACAACGAAATAAAAGCCACTGCATCAAATTCAGATCTGATTTTAAATGCATCTGGTACTGGAAATATTTTTTTAGGATCAATTAAAATATCTGGAACCACTCTTAGCTCTGATGACTCATCTATAATTTCCATTAATGAAGCATTGGTATTAGATGGAACAGCCACAGTGGCAAATTCTGTAACATTAGATTCAACTTTACAGGTTAGTAGTGCTATTACAGTTACAGGAAATGTGACAGTTACTGGAACAGGCTCACTACCTACACCAATCGTAGTGGACAATTTAACATTAAATGACTCAGACATTACGTCATCTAGTAATGCAGATATTAATATTACACCGGGCGGGACAGGCACAGTGGATATATCTAATCTGCAAGTTGATACAAACCTAAACTTCACAGATAATGAAATCACTTTGTCAACATCAAACAGTGATTTTATATTATCTGGGTCTGGCACTGGGTCTGTAAACATTAAAAACATTGACCTTAATTCAGGCACTATTGATAACACAATCATAGGTGGCACAACCCCTGCCGCTGGAACATTCTCCAGTATTACATTGAGTCCGCAGGCAACAGCTTCATTGTCGTCATCCGGTGTTACTATTACAGATAATACAATCACTGCCTCTCGATCAAATGATAATTTAGAATTTACTGCAAATGGAAGTGGCAATGTATTCATAAATGGAATAGCCCTTCCTAATTCGGATGGAGGAACTGGGCAAGTTCTTAAGACTGATGGCAGTGGTAGTTTAAGTTTTTTTACTTCACCTATATTGTTTGGAGATACTTCACTAATTGATGATCAAGTAGAAGTATCATTCAGTAACAATACCGAAATTGATGCTGTCACAAGCACTGGTGGCCATGACCTATTAATTTCCGCAGTGGGTACAATTGATAAATTTGCAACATCAAAATATGACAGTGCCTTGTACTACACCATTCACAGAGATGATATAAGTGATGAATTTGAAGTTGCAAAACATTCTGTTGTACATAATAATAGTGCGGCATTTATAAGTTCATATGCATTGACTAAAACTGGCACAAATAATCATGTAGATGTCACAGTTGATATAGACAGTAGCAATCTAAGATTAAGAGGCGCAGGCCTGTCTACACAAAATTCAGTATCATACTATAGAATTGGTCTTGGAGATAACGATTCATCAGGATACTCAGGTGAAGACGAAGCGTCAATTGTAATTAACACGGATCTAGATTCAGCAACAGAAAACATTGATACTTTTGCAAAAGCAGATTTTCGAGGTGCCAAATATTTCATTAGTGTAAACAATGCATCAAAAACGGAAGTTTCAAATATTGAATGTGTTGTTGTTCATGATGGAACAAACGCAATGATTAGTTCATATGGTGAAGTGAATACAGGGAACAATTCCTTAATAACTTTGACCGCAGACATCAACGGATCTGATGTGCGACTTAGAGCAACTGGTAATGAACCTAATTTAAGAGTGCATGCCTATAGAATTATCCTATCAGATAGCGAAGCAGACAGGTCAGGAACAAATGTATCTGTCACCGGTGATACAACTATTTCATCCACTGCAACAACAATTGATACATTTGATAGTAACACATTTCAAGGAGCCCATTACATTGTGGTTGCACATAACTCCGGTGAAGCAGCCGCATCCATATGTGAAGCGGCAGTTGTAGTTGAAGGCACAAATGCTTTTGTAACAGAATATGCTAAAACCAGCACTAAAAGCTCAGGGCAAATCACATTGTCAGTAGCACATGATGGATCATCAACTGTAAGTTTGAGAGCGGCTAGCACTTCAGGGTCATCAACTAAAGTAAATGTTTATCGAATAAATTTAACTAGAGCGGCAGGATCTTCAAATGCAGTGGCTACATTAGATTCACAGGCTGTTGGCACTGCTAGATCTATAAAATATTTGGTACAGACTACCAATGAAGAGGATGGAAACTTTGAACTTATTGAATGCAATGTTACTCACAACGGGACCGATGCTTTTATAAGTGTATTTGGAAGAATAGGCAACAACTCTTCAGACTTGATGGCACTTTCAGCAGATATTGATAGTGGTAATATCCGTCTTAGAGGAACGATAAGTAATGTAAACACACACGTGGTTAACGTAATAAAAAGGACAATTAACGTATAATATGGGTCAGCAAACTTTAAATGTAGGAACTAACGCAAACGACGGCACAGGAGATACATTACGAGCCGCAATGATTAAGGTGAATGAAAATTTCACCGAATTGTATGCATCACCTTTATTTGCAGATGGTATAAGTTTTACAGGCAACGAAATTGCGGCAAATAGAAGCAACGACGATTTGATTTTAACTCCATCGGGTACAGGCGCAGTGCTCTTACCTGCAATAAGATTTAATGACAACAATATTGAGGGTGTGCGATCTAATGAGGATATAAACATTTTACCCTCAGGCACTGGATCAGTAGTATTTGGCGCTATAAAAATTGTAGGCACAACTTTAAGTTCAGATGATTCTTCATCTATTAATATAAACGATGGATTGATTGTTGATGGCACAATATCTGTATCTGGTTCGGCTAGCATAACAGGGGCTATTACCGCAGGAACAGGATCAACTATAGGTAATTTAACTTTAGCCGATGGATCAATCACAGATTCTTCTGGAGCCATTAGTTTTGGCAATGAAAATTTGTCCACAACAGGTACCATAACGGCCGGAACTGGTTCAACAATAGGTAACATAACACTTGCTAATGGTTCAATCACAGACTCTGGTGGTTCAATTTCTTTTGGTAATGAAAATTTGTCTACCACTGGAACACTCACTGTTGAAGGATTGTCTACATTAGGTTCTTTGACTGTCACAGGCACAACAACAATTACAGGCACTGTTGGTATTGACAATATTAATATTTTAGATAATGTTATTTCTACAGATTCAAATGCCGATCTAAGATTAGAACCAGGTGGAACAGGCTCAGTGGTTGTATCAAGCTTAACATTAGATGAAAACATTAACATCACCGATAACGAAATCAAAGCCACAGCATCTAATTCTGATTTAATTTTAAGTCCATCAGGCACAGGAAATATAATCGCTGGTGCAATTACAATCAACGGAACCACTTTAAGTTCTACAGATTCATCTACAATTAATTTAAATGAAGGATTAGTAGTTGATGGGACTGCCAATATCACTGGAGCAGTAACAGCAGGCTCAACTTTAGCTGTTGGAACAGATTTAACAGCAGGTGGTAACCTTACAGTAAGCGGCGACTTTTCTGTAGGTGGCACTCTAACAGTTGATAATTTAACCTTTAATGACAGCACAATAAGTTCATCATCTAACAGTAATATAAACATTACTCCAGGCGGTACTGGTGTTGTTAACATTTCAAATTTAACAATTGATGGTGAAATAAACATTACCGATAATGTTATTAAAACAACAAATTCAAATAGTGACTTAGTAATCAGTCCTTCTGGTACAGGACAGGTTGTAATGACAAAAGCTGACATAGATGAAGGCACAATTGATAACACAGTTATTGGTGGTTCGACTGCGGTTGCAGGTACTTTTACAACTTTAAGCACAACAGCGGCTATCACAGTTGACGGTGTTACCCTGACTGATAATACTATCAGCACAAATGCATCCAACGCAAATCTAGAATTAACAGGGAATGGTACAGGAGGCGTCACTATAAGTGGATTTACTTTTCCAACTTCCGATGGAACAAATGGACAATTTATAAAAACAAATGGTGCAGGAGCATTATCTTTTGCTAGTGCTGGTGCATCTCTATCACATTCAGATATTGCTGATGCCAGTGTTACGGTGTCTGCATCATCGGCAACACAAATGGACTCTTTTGCAATCGGCACTTATAGAAGTGCAAAATACTTTATATCTATCACAGATACTGAAAACTCTAAGTTTGAATTTGTGGAAGCAAATGTTACCCACGATGGTACAAATGCATTCATAACAACTTTTGGATCTACGAGTAGTTTTACTCCAGATGGTTCATCTACTACTTTGACTCCTGTAAGTTTTTCTGCAGATATTAACAGTGGCAATGCAAGAGTGCTGGTAACCAATGCAACAAGTGATTCTGTGGTTTTTAAATTTCAGAGGATTGTAATTGACGTATAATTTACATTCGGTTTATAGAATTTGTAATAAATAATCATAATAAAGAGGATTAAAAGATGGCACAACAAAGTATTAACATAGGAACTTCCGCAAACGACGGCACAGGTGACCCGCTAAGAACAGCATTTGACAAAATTAACGACAATTTTTCAGAATTATATGGATCATCCGCAGAAGCCAATGATCTTTTAGAAGATACTACTCCCCAATTGGGTGGTGACCTTGATGTTAATGGAAAACGTATTACATCGGCAAGATCAAACGAAGACATAATTTTATTACCAAATGGCACAGGCGGCGTATTAGCATCAGCAGTTAGAATAGCAGGAACGACATTAAGTTCTGATGATTCTTCATCAATCACGATAGCTGAAGCATTTCAAGTAAACGGTGCAACTAACATAGACGGAGCCGTGACAGCAACCTCAACAGTTGCAGTAACAGGCGCCACAACTTTAAGTTCTACGTTAGCTGTTTCTGGTGCCACAACTTTAACCACAACAAATATTGACAACATAAACATTTTTGACAATTCAATTACATCGGATTCAAATGCAGATATAAACATCACACCAGGTGGTACTGGTAATTTAGTTTTAGGTGCATTGACTTTGAATGGTACAGCAATAAGTGCCTCTGACAGTACTTTGATTCAATTAAATGAAGCTGTTAATGTTTCTGGTGCAACAAGTTTAGCATCAACACTTGCTGTTACAGGTGCTACAACTTTATCAAGCACATTGGCAGTGACAGGTGCGGCTACATTCAGTGGTACAGCAGTAATTGACAATATTACAATCAATGACGAAACAATCTCAACAAGTTCAAACTCTGATCTAGTATTATCACCAGGTGGTACTGGTGATGTTGTTATAAGTGCATTGAGAGTAAATGGAACAACATTAGATTCATCAGACTCTTCTGCCGTACAAATAAATGAAGCAACAGAAATTGATGGCACTTTGACGGTCACAGGCACAGCGACAACTGCGGCGATTAATGCAACAGGTAATGTAACTGTATCTGGTGACATATCAACTGGAACATTAAGTATTGGTGATCTGAACATTACAGCGGATGGAACAATTACTACAGACACAAATGGTGATTTTGTAGTTGACCCGGCAGGCACAGGTGCCATAGTATTAACAGGAAATATTACGCACACAGGGACTCAAACTACAACTGGTCAACTTAATGTGGACAACTTAAGAATGGACGGAGGTGTGATTTCTTCTACATCAGGTTCAATAACTTTAACACCAGCAAGTGGACAAAACGTTGTAGTATCAGCTGGAGCACTTTTGACTGCTCAAGAAGTTCAAGCTAACTTTGGTGAATTTACAAATTTAAGATCAGATGTGATTAGATCTGATACATCTAATGGATCTTTATCAATTCAATCACAAGGTACAGGTACTGTGCAGATTGGCCAAACGGAATTCAGTTCAAGTGCGTCTACTATAACAGGAATGGTTACAAATGGAAACATTGCAATTAATGCCAACGGTACTGGGGTGATTACTACTGCATCTCAGTTGACATTAACTGGATCTTTCTTACCAGCAATACATACTTTTACAGCCACAGACTCAGTAACAATTACCGAACACGCAGGTAGAACTTTGTTACTTGGCGAAGTAGGCGGTAACGCATTAGTCACATTGACGCTACCAGCGGCAACAGGCTCAGGCGCAACATACAAGTTTATTGTTAGTGTAGCTAACACATCAAACTACGTAATCAAAGTTGCAGATGCCTCAGACACAATTGACGGTATTATGTTATACTTAGACGAAGATGGAACCGCAGTTACAGCATTTCCAACAGTTGCGGCTTCTGACACAATTACACTAAACGGTGGTACAACAGGTGGTATAATTGGTGACTATTTAGAACTAGTAGATATAGCTACAGATCAATACCATGTAAGAGGTACCATGAGAGTAGCGGCAGGTGCAAACCCAGCAACACCATTTAGTGCTACTGTATCATAATCGCACATAATTATTACCATTTACTCCAATAAATACTGACGAAGGAGTAAGTTTTAATGGTTGCACCAGTGTGGACTACCACAGCAGGCAAAATAGCATCAATTGACGAACAAGTCAGTTTTAGTGTTCAACTAGAAGCGAACACTAGTGATTCTACGACCATAGTTTACTCACTTATTGCAGGAAGCCTACCTTCAGGAATGCAACTTACTTCAACAGGCTTACTGACAGGAACTCCAGCCGAGGTTGCGAAAAGAACTAGATACACCTTCATAATACGTGCCACGGCTGGAACACAAATTACAGATAGAAATTTTTACTTAGATGTTGAAGGCGCAGATGCACCTGTATTCACTACAGCCGCTGGACAACTTAATAAACCTTTAAGCACTGTTTATACCACTGATGACACTACTGCCACAGCAGACAATGACGTAGCCACAGCAGATATAACAGGAAATGTTACAGTTTTAGATGGCTCATATATTGAATACCAAATTGTAGCTACAGACACAGACACATCAGCTGGACAATCTTTATTATATGAAGTTGTCCAAGGTTCATTACCTCCTGGAGTGACAATGACCAGTAAAGGCAAGATTTCCGGAGTAGTAGAATTAACGGAAGACACTAATGCCGCCCCACGTGGTGGATATGATAACGAGTTTGAACACTATGATGATGTGGTGTACGATAAAACAGTCCGCACAACATCCAAGTCAGTAAATTATGATTTCATTGTTAGAGTCACAGATGGTGTGTCCACAGTTGATAGAAACTTTAGTGTGTTTGTGTATTCGGCTGATTACTGGGTAGTATCTAATACACAAATAACAATTGATCAAACTTTAATTGGATCAAGTCATGTTACTATGGACTTGCATGTAGGACGTCCACCTGTGTTTACAACTGATTCAGACCTTGGCACATTTAGGCATGATAACCAAGTTGTTATAAGGATTGATGTATCAGACTTTGATCCTTTGCAAGCAGACTTGGAATATTCTATTACGTCAGGGTCATTGCCTCCAGGTACCACCATGGATATCAACACTGGTGAAATATCAGGCCAGCTAGCTAGGCAAGCCGCTGTAGAAAAAGATTACTCTTTTACAGTTAGAGCAAATAGAGTAGTAGCAACAGGTATCAATACCTTTAGTGAAAGAGTGTTCACAATGAAAGTAATTGGTGAAATTGGAATTGGCATTGTCTTTAATTCGCCCACTACACTTGGTACACTATCAACAAACCAGCCAAGTTTACTTTCAATTTCGGCTACAGCAGAAAACGAAAATAGAGTTTTAAGTTACTCTATAAAAAGTGGATCATTGCCTCCTGGCATTACTTTATCACAACAAGGAAATTTAGTTGGAACAATAGACAAAGATAGTTTTAATGATTCAACCACTGCATTTAGTTTTACAGTAACAGTTAGTGATCAATATCAAAGTAGTGCGGCAGAAAAAGAATTTACAGTAAATGTTGACATTCCATTTACTACTATAGAATATGGTAATTTGCATGGGCATTCTACTTCATTAATTGATCAAAATATATTTTATAATATTGCCCAGGATGGAAATATTAATTCAGAAGAAAATATTTTTAGACCTGAGGATCCAGAATTTGGAATAAAAATAAAACCCGACGTATTATTATTGTCAGGATTACAGGCACAAACATTAACAACGTTTCAGCAACAAATGGAGCAAAATCACAGTAATAAAAAATTATTTTTTGGTGATATTAAAACAGCAGTAGCAAAGGAAAATAATATAACAAAATATGAAGTAGTTTATATTGAAATGAAAGATACGTTAGTTAATAATGATGGAGATTCTATTGCCAGCAGTATAAATCTAAGATCTGATATTGCAAGACCTGTGATTGGCCCACGGGCATCTACCACAAAAGCTACAACAGATATGAATGTATATGAGATAACAACAGACGGAGGACTTTCATTTAGTGCCTCTGGATCGCTGGTGAGATTTGCAAATGAAATGACTGCAGATTTAGATACAGTATCTGTGTTATTTCCAAACGCGGTTGCTAATATGCGTGCAAGAATGAAAAGTCTTGGACAAAAAGAATACACTAATTTACCATTATGGATGAGGACTCCGCAGACTGATACTGGTGCTCCTCTTGGCTTTACACTGGCGGTTCCTATTGCTTATTGCCTACCGGGCAAATCAGGACTAGTCAAAAAACGTATTGAAGATAAAAAATTACAATTTAAAAATATAGACTATGAGATTGATAGATATACTGTGTCAACGAAAGCAATTGCCACAAAAACATTTACAGGTGATGGTAGCACAACTACTTTTGAACTAGACGAAATAGTACATGAAGAAGATATTTTGGTAAAAGAAGGCACTAATACTGTAATTGTAGGTGAAGGAGTGACAGCTTCGGGTTTCAGAGGTTTTTTTACATTCAAAGCAGATTCTAATGTAAGAACAGCAGATCATGAGATTGGAGCTGAACTTTCACACGATACCTCAACCAAAAAGACCACATTGACGTTTTTGAAAGAAGTGCCTAGTGCTGGAACTATTATAACAGTAGATAGAGCACACGATAAATATCTTAAATTTAAAAACAAAGGAATATAATGGCAAGTAATATTGTACCAGGAAACATAGATGGCACATATCCTAAAGCAGGACAAGATAATAGTTCTCAAGGCATGCGTGATAATTTTAATTCTATTAAAAATAATTTTACAGAAGCTAAAACTGAAATTGATGATTTACAAACAAATAAAGCAAATCTAAATGCCGCAAGTGACTTTGCTGACAATGAAGTAACTAGAGCAGTATTTAAAGATACCGCTCAAAAAGTTTTTGCACATGGTACAAAAAATGGTGAAGTAACTTTAGATCATACCAATGGACACTACCAAACTGTTACATTAGATGGAAGCATAACTTTATCATTTTCAAATTTACCAGCTTCAGGAAATCTGGGTAAAATTATCTTAGATGTCACTTGTACAAATGTTTCGCATACCATTACTATTCCTACATCTGTGTTGGTTGCCGATAATGTTACTGGTGGTGATGGCTCTTCTAACACAATTACTCTACCTGACACAAAAAGATTCTTATATGAATTTTTAACACCCGATGGTGGCACAACAATTCTCATGAATCAAATAGGAAAAGTCTACATCTAAACTAAGGAGTCTAAATGTACTTTCATCCCATGCAAGAAGAGATTAATAATCTTTCCGACGAAGATATATCAAATAGAATTAAGGAACTTTCAAAAAAAGTTGCTATCGCTAGAAGAGGAAGAAATCCTGAAATGTTAATGAATTTACAAAATGTGTTAATGACTTATCAGGACGCAATCAGACAAAGAAGAGTTGAATCGTGGCATGCGAATAGGAAAAAATTACGTAACGAACCAGATCTTGGAGATCTGATTAATATTGAGTAGTAAGTAATATTGATGCCAAACACTTTTACGTGGAAAACAAAGTTTAAATCAATTATCATTGTCGATGGGGAGCTTTTTCAAAATGAATACAATACAAATATTCATATTACTCCTTACACTGCAAACCTACAAACACAAACAAATTACTTTGATAGAGTAAAAAATCTTTTCGAACACGTATTTGCAAACACAATTACCACATGGAGAGATGACCCTCTTTATCATACTTTACAAAAAAGTTCAAAAAATAGATTTATAGAACTTCCGCGTCCCCCTTATGATCAAATCATGGCGGCTGTTTGTTTTTGCAAAGCAAATTCCATCCTGAACGGTCAAATATTGGTAAACAAGTTAGAATTAAGTAGTTGGCAAGGAGATGGTATTACCTATACGGTTGACAAAGACAGCAAGGAACTGTTATTATTAGATACACCCGATTGGTTTTCCGACAAATACAAAAATTTTGATCCATGGTGGTTAAGGGCAGACACGGCAACATATGACAGAGAACTTGACAAAGGCATCTACACAGGACACTTTAGTTGGAACGAAAAAGAAAAACCAGTTGACAAAAGCCATGAGAATCATGCTAAAATATTTGAATTCAACCCAAAGGTTTTAGATGGCGGAAAAGGCAAAAATAAATGATTACGGTGACTGTGTATTTTCTGAGCAGGACGTTTTAGAAATACTTTACAGCAATCCTAAATTTAATATATCTAAGTTATTTTTTGACTCTACTGAACAATATAATAATAGTGTTTCAGATACAGGATTGGATTTTCCATTTATAAAACAAGCCCCAAACAGAGAACCACTATACGAGTTTGATCAAATTAATTGTAATAATTGGCACATGCCGGAAAAATATTTTAAATTGAATGTGTTGAACTGGCTTATAGATAAATGCCAAACTGAAGAAGAGAAAGCTAGAGTACAAAGCGAATATAATTTATTTGTTGAAAAAAAATTTGTAAAAGTTTTACAATTCTTAATATATTTTGTAGATGTTTTACGTGAAAACAATATAGTATGGGGTGTTGGACGAGGATCAAGTGTTAGTAGTTTTTGTCTTTTTTTAATAGGTGTTCATAAAATTAATCCTATGCTTTATAATTTAGACTACAAAGAATTTTTAAGATGAAGATCGATATCCTGGCCACACACGCACCTGTAAATTTTTTATTATATAACCTTAACGGCGACAAAATTAAACAGGATTCTGCTAAAGATGGGTGGTATCAAATACAAATTCCATATGTTGATAAAAAAATTGAAGTAAGTGATATTAAAATAGATGATGTAAGTATAGCACACATTTTGTACACTGGATACACGCAAGATAAGACTGGTAGGAAAATACAAACCACTGCTGTATGGGAACAAGATCATGTATTTAAAATATGGATACACACAAACACAGGAGTTTTATTTGATAGAGTATTCAGGCAAATACAGAACGGCGACTTTGGTAAAAATTTATTTGACAAATATGCCTTTACTGTAAGTAGGCCAATAGGTTTATCTTCAAAATTTAACAAAAAATTACAAAACTTTTTTGGATTTGGTGATGGGCCTAATTGGTGGAGACTAGGCAGTGAACTAGTGCCCTATAAAATTTTGTCATATGTTGATATTGATCAAAAACATTTACTTAATCAGTTACAAAATATTTGCAAATATGATGATGAATTCAACAGTAAAGGATTTATAAAATGTCTATATCCTGCAGATAATGAAGAATGTTTTAATGTGACAGATATTGAAAATTCATACTTGCAGACCTTGTGTAGAAAAATTGGGTATAAAAAAATACAAAATGTATTTCTAAGTAAACTTGACCCTTATGGGTATATTGACATACACATTGATGATCATATATCAAAACCTGAGTTAAAAGGCTGTACAAAATTTTATTATCAACTATCAAACACAGAAGGCACTTTCTTTAAATTAGGACAAAGTGGACTTTTACCATTAGATCACCCTTTGCTTATTAACACAAGTAATCATACTCACGCTGTAGCTAATGACTCCGCACAATCCAGGATGGTTTGTTACATGTATGGACAATTATAAATTAAATGGTGAATTTGCAGATGATAAGTAATTAAAATATAGGAGCATATAATGGTATCAAAAGCACCAAGAAAAAAAGTATACAGAACAATGCAAGGACGTTACGTAGATATAGAAAAGTTACGTGCGGCAAATGAATCTGTAAGAGCTATTGGTAATATGAGCGTTAACGCAAGAGGTGATGTTTTAGGACCAGGCGGAGCAGTAGTCAAACCAAAATCCGAAGTAATGCAAAAATATTATGAGCAACCAAGAGGGATGGTTGATGATACTCCAATCAGAGCAAGGCCAACTCCAGTAAATAAAATTGCACCACCAAAGGCAAAAACTATTGAAACAAAACCAGCTTCAAAACCTAGAGTAACCAAAAAGACAACACCAAAAAAGACTGTTGAAAAAAAAGGAATTGACGCCGCTCTTGATGGAATAGAATAATTTCAATTATACAGATTCATGTATAAAAAAAATCTAAGCGAGATTTTTATCAAATCAGGATACACGCAAGACGATTACCCATGGGGGTTCCACTACGAACCAGACACAACACCAGCAAATAATATTTTTTATGTGTTAGGTTGTAGTTGGTGGTTTAGAAGTTTTTTTCCTAGAGTCTTTATGAACAATTACAAAGATTATATGTTAATCAACAGATCAGTTGCTGGCATGACAAACAGTCTGATTGTAGATACCCTGCAAAATGACATTGCATTGTTACGCACTACTAAAAAAAATATTGTTTTTTTAATATGTTTCAGTGAAGTAGGACGATCAATACACGATTTGGCATATGCAAATCCAAAATCATTTGAATCTATGCATGATTATTTTGGTAGTATCTTGAAAGAGCAATATAAAAAAGTTTATAAATTAACCCAGGAGCATAAAAATTTTATTACAACTTCATTTATTTCCAATAATTTTAACAGCAATAAGTCTTTAGTAGATTTTTGTGGTAAAGCAGATTTGTCCAAGCCCAATGATGTTTATAGTGTGTATGGTAATGGCATGATTGAATTTTGTAAGGATAGAAGTGACATGTTTAATTTCAACTTTAATAGTGATTTGCAGAAATCTTTAGACCTAAAAAAGTTTTTACTATCTTTGGAGCATATCGATGAATCCTTGCATCCTAATCATTACAAACCCTATGAACTTTTTTTGGAAAATGTATTTAAGAACTTGTAAAAAGTATAAATTATGTTATAATAAGATATGGATATAAAAGAATTACAAAACAAAGGATTTGGATCACATGGTGGAAAGCAAACTACAATTGATTATGATATAACACCTTTGAAAAAAAGAGTGTTAGTTTCTAACATGCATTTTGGTGAAACAAGATCAAAAGGCGGAATTATATTAGTAGACGATGACGGGTCTGAAAGTGGTATACATCCTAGGTGGGCCAAAGTTTATGCTATTGGTAAAGAGCAAGATGACGTCAAAGTTGGCGAATGGGTTATGGTAGCCCACGGCAGATGGTCAAGAGCTTTGAAAGTAAAAAAAGATGGTGAAGAATTAGAAGTAAGAATGATAGATGAAAATGATATATTACTTGTTTCAGATGATGAGCCAGAACAAAATCGAAAAAAAGCCGGATATATCAATACAGGTGGTATGGAACAAATGACATCACTTCCTGGCAATGATTAAAATCAAAAAAATTCATAGTTGTTACAATTGTAAAAAAACTTTTATGGACGCCATATACTGGTTTGATTCATTACATTTTAATAATTTTGACAAAAGATTAATACGTCCTTTCTGTGGGCCTAAGTGTGTGCAAGATTGGGTTGATGCCAACGGTGCGAGAGATTGGCCAAATAGGGAAATGCCATACCCCAAAGGCGACCAATGGAAAATTATTGATAATATTGATTTTATCGATTATGCTACCGACTAGACTCTTTAACAATATTGTGCTATAATACTTCTATGCGTATAGGCTTCTGTTGCAAATGGTTGAATAGTACATCTGAATTTGGCGGTATGAAAGTTAATGCCAAAGATAGAGAACTTAATGGCAGATCAACCACAATGCGTTGGTTACGTGAACACCCAGAAGATGCTGAACAAAGACAGTGGGATATAATGAATCACAATGCCACAGCGGCAAGACGTCTGATTGAAAGAGTTGGTACACTCCCGCCCGAACGTAGAATGGTCCGTTTAGGAAGTGAAATGTTACAAGGTTATACAGAAGCAGGTTGGATTAATTGGTGGCAACAAAAACACATACAAGATCACTTAGAAAATTTATTTGCTCCTGTAGGCGAAATGGCACGAAGACTTAATGTCAAAATTAGTTTCCATCCTGGCCAATTTTGTGTCTTAAGTAGCGAAAGTGCAAACATAAGACATAGAAGTGTTGAAGAGTTTGAATATCATGTTGACATGGCGAGATGGATGGGATTTGGCAAAAGTTTTCAAGATGGTTGTAAGATAAATGTACATATATCAGGCAGACTAGGTCCACAGGGTATTATAGACGCATTGCCTAAATTATCGCCAGAAGCCCGTAATTTGATTACAATAGAAAATGACGAGATGGGCCACGGCTTGGATGCCAGTTTAGAACTGGAAAAACATCTTGCACTTGTAATGGACATACATCATCATTGGATACGTGACGAGGAATACATTGACGCAAACGATGATAGAGTGAAAAGAGTAATTGATTCATGGCGTGGACAACGCCCAACAATGCACTATTCTTATTCTAGAGACGAACATCTTGCTCCTGCACAACTAGGTGACAAAACACACACAGAAATGCATGATATTAAAATGCTGTTAGAACGTGGTTGTAAGAAACAAAAACTTAGAGCACATTCTGATCTGTTACCAAATGCAAAAGTAAATGACTGGGCTTTAAGCTTTGGTGAACATTTCGATATACAAACTGAAGCCAAAGGAAAAAACATGGCCGCAGAACAATTATATAGACAGCACTTACAAAATTCTATATAATAAATTTTTAATTACAATAAGGAATAAAAAATGAAATACTTAATATCTATTTTGTTACTGTGTTTTACAACAAACACAATAGCGGCAGACATAACTGTTGAAATGCTAAACAAAAGAAAATCTGACAATGCATCTATGGTTTATTCGGAAGATATTTCCAGAATAGATGTAGGTGACACAATCACATGGGTACCAACTACTAAAGGACATAATGTCCATTTCTTAGCGGGACCTGAGGGTTGGGATATTCCAAAGAAAAGTAAATTCAACAAAAAAGTGTCAATTACTTTTGATACGCCAGGCGTATACTATTAT